CATGAACGGATATACAATCGTATTACCTGAAGGCGTTTTGTCAAGCGAGCAACGCGCGGAACGAATCAGCAGAGAACTCTACTGCGTGACCGCTTTCTACTCAATACATTAAAGTGAGTTATAGAAACGTTGCACCGCTAACCTACCTTTCTGCGACATCGCATAGCGAACTCTGTAATTATATTTTGTTTCATCACGGAACAGATGATCCTCTAGAGTTTGAGAGGGCGTAAGCTTATCAAAGTGTTTATACAGGTAGCCAGAGGCCACCAGCGGGTATATCATCCTGTCGGCTAGGTTCTTTTTGTACATACCGTAATTCTCTGCCACCCACGATATAGTAAAGAACTCCAGATCATACAAGAACAGCATTAAGTTGAGATACGACCTGGTGAGGTCTGGATTGCTATCCAGGAAGCTGTCCGTTGCGCTACGTAAGTTTTTTAAGTAGTTACTCTTTACGTATTTATCTGGGAGCTTTGACACCTCTCTAAATAGCCTTGTTTTTTTGACCGTTGACTTGGGCATCCTAATTGTTTCGTATATTTGACTTAAACAAATTTACATCATGAATCCTAAAGACACCCTCTTCTTTGCCGAAATGTACTCTCTCGTCAAAAAGATGGAGGAGACAATCGAGGAGTTCGAAATGAAAGACCGCACCCTAGCCTCTATAGTAGTAGGCGTTATAGACTTTGATGCTATGGAAGAGGGTGATGAAAGCGCAGAAATGAAAACAATGTATAGCTTCAATCTAGAAAGTAGATCCGAGCTAGAGACGTTGATGCAGGTCATGGACGGCGCTTTTCAAGAAAACGATTCATTAGACGACCTCCTTGGTGATTTAGGTATATCCCTAAACTAAAATGGAAGGACTTATTAGAAAAATCGTAGTAGGCAAAGAGCCTAAAGACGGCATGGCTTATTATGTAGGCATGAAGGCTGGTAGAGGAGAGGTTTCCGCCATACTGGAAGATGATCATCACCTTCACAAATTTGGTAAAAAGCGATACCTTGTGTATATTGAAAACGATGAGGGCACGCTCCTTTGGAAGTCCATAGACGAGATGCCCTGCATGCTTGAATTTGACTTAAATTTTTAATTAATGAGAACATTCGATTTGTTTGTTGTCGAGCTAAAAAAGCTTGTCAACGACACGATCACAACCGACAGCGGTTTAGAACTTTACATAGACAGTAGATTCAATGAATTCAAAAACAGAACCACAGAAGGCCCCGTGGTGGCGACGCCTTTTAAGTACGATACAGGAGTGGAAGTTGGGGACACGCTTTATTTCCATCATCTTGTTGTTATTAACGATGGTCAGCCTCTTACTGGAGAGGACAATAGCTACCTTGTACGGTACGATCCTAATCATACCATTAATAACCAGGCTATTGCTTACAAGTCTGCAAAGACTGGGGACATACATCCGCTGGCGGGCTGGGCTCTTCTCGAAGGAGTGGAGGTTGACGAGGAGCAACAGTCTTCTATTATCGATGTTGTTAAGCTTAAGGACAACCCTGTCACAAAAGGGAAGATCTCTTTTACGCCGCCTTGGGTGGAAGAACTAGGGTTAAAGGTTGGCGACGTAGTAGGATTTGCTAAAAACATGGATTATCGCATCACCATTGATGGGACTGAGTACTATAGAACCCGCGCAGAAGACTTAATGTATGTCGAGAAGTAAAAAGTTTACCACAATAGGTGCCGCTGAAAGGCTTATGAATAGCATGGAGATTGCTATTGACAACATGATCGAAGAGGTCAAAAAGCCTGTTGACCCTGAGGCTGGTGGCTCTTCTAGAAAGGCCGAGCTCCAATCCATAAAGCAAACAGCTATTGACTGCAAAGAGCTTTTGGTGGAGCGCCAGAGGCTAGAACAAATGGTTAAAGAGCTAAACGAAAATGGAGAAATCGAAAAAAACAAAGACTACTCAGGGGGATTTGCAGAAAGATTCTCAAAGTAGGCCCAGCGGTCTTATCTACTGGGACGACTATAACTTTGATAATCAAAACAATACAGCGGGTTATCTGAAGATAAACATATGCACCCGTAGCTCAGCTGGATAGAGCATCTGCCTTCTAAGCAGACGGTCACAGGTTCGAGTCCTGTCGGGTGTACGAATTAAATTAAAAAAAATGCCAGATCTAATTTGCAAAAAATGCAAGGCTGAGAAGTCGGTTCAGACCTTAAGTATGAAGTTTAGAAACGGGGATGTCTATTATCCTGAAGGTCAGTGCGATTGCGGTGATCAAATGGAGCTGAAGAACCCTAAAAAAGGAGTACCTTCGTTAGGTAGGATGACAAAGCACGGACAGAGCTACTGATGTCCACTTTAATCGACATAAAAGGGTATGAAACTAAAGGGATTAAGATCGACCCTAACGGTACAGAAGGAGAAGCTATCGAACTCCACGGGTTACTCGTTGTTTTACCAAAAAAACCAAAGCGATCTGAAATTCTCTTCCATGACCTCCCAAGAGAGATGCAGGTGTGGAAGCGCATTCCTATGCCCGAAGACCTGCAAAGGATTCGAGGTATGGATGAGTGGCTCGAAAAACCTGCCGAGTTTCGAAAGAAATTTCATTCTTACATCGAGCAGGAGTTTCAGCGTAGGCGCGACGGTGTTTGGTTTTACAATAATGGGAAACCTACGTATATTACAGGGAGGCATTATATGTTTCTACAATGGTCTAAAATTGATATCGGATATCCATCATACCTTGCTTTCCAGAAAGAAATCTTTCTCCACATGGCTGCGTGCGAAGCTGATCCTCGTTGTTTCGGTCAGCTTTATACTAAGTGTCGTCGTTCTGGCTACACTAATATTTGCTCTTCAGTCCTTGTTGACGAAGCTAGCCAAGTTAAAGAGAAGCTTCTTGGGATTCAGTCAAAGACAGGTAAAGACGCTCAGGAAAACATTTTTATGAAGAAAGTAGTTGCGATATTTCGCAGCTATCCGTTTTTCTTCAAGCCTATTCAAGACGGAACTACCAATCCGAGAATGGAGCTTGCTTTTCGGGAGCCTTCCAAGCGCATCACGAAAAACAATAAAACTTCTCAGCTGGGAGATGCCCTCAACTCAGTTATAAACTGGAAGAACACTACGAATAACGCATACGACGGGGAGAAGCTACATATGCTGTACCTCGATGAGGCTGGCAAGTGGGAGAAGCCTAGCGACATCAGAGAAGCCTGGAGGATCGAGAGAACTTGCCTTATTGTCGGTAAGCGAGTAGTAGGGAAAGCGATGGTCGGGAGCACCGTGAACCCCATGAACAAAGGAGGAGAGGAGTACAGGGTGTTGTGGCATGACTCTGATCCTAACGAAAGAAATCAAAACGGAAGAACTAGATCTGGGCTTTATCGAATCTTTATTCCAGCTTACGAAGCGCTTGAAGGGTTTTTCGATAGATACGGAAACGCCGTTACAGAAAACCCCCCTAATCACCAGCCTGGATTTAATCGACGAGTTCGATTCCCTGGAGACGTAATAGGTATCGACGGGGAGGTTATAGACCAGGGAAGTAAATCATACCTTAAGAATGACCGTCACTCCTTCAGGAATGATCCTTCAGAGCTAAACGAGATCATTAGGCAGTTTCCTTTCACCGAGGACGAAGCCTTCAGGGACAGTATCGAGGGTAGTTTATTTAACATCGGTAAGATATACCAGCAAATAGAACACAACGAAAGCATTTACCCTGACCCCGTAGTAAAAGGTAATTTTATATGGAGAGTTAAAGATGAAGAGGTGGTGTTTTCTCCTGATTCTAATGGCAGATTTAGGGTGGCCTGGCTCCCTCCCGATCACTTAAGAAACAACAGATCTGAAGATAGAGGAAAGAAAGTAGCCCCCAATACACACATAGGGGTTGGAGGCGTTGACTCTTATGATCTTGACGCTACAGTAGACGGAAGGGGATCTAAAGGGGCCTTGCATATGTACAACAAGTTCAACATGGACGTGCCTTCTAATATGTTCGTTGTAGAGTACGCTTCTCGGCCAGACCTGGCAAGTATATTTTACGAAGATGTTCTTATGTGCGCTTTCTTCTATGGTTATCCGCTCCTTATAGAAAACAATAAGTATGGCATAGCTAGACACTTTGAAGCGCGGGGTTACGACGGGTACCTTATGGACCGCCCAGAACACCTAAAAACTGGTAACTCCTCTGTTTCGGTAAAGACAAAGGGTGTCCCGTCAAACTCTCAAGACGTGATTCAGTCTCACGCTCACGCGATCGAAGCTTTTATCCATGATCATGTTGGTGTAAACCCAGAGGATGGAAATGTCGGTAAAATGCTTTTCAACAGAACACTAGAGGATTGGATAGGGTATAAAATAGACAAAAGAACTAAGTTTGACTTAACCATCAGTTCTGGCTTGGCTCTTTTAGCTGCTCAGAAAACAAAAAAGAAAGAGAGGGTTATTTCAGACTTCAACGACAAGAAATTTTTTAGGACCCATAAGCCAAAAGCTTGGCACTTCTAGTTTTACTATATTTGCATTGAGTTATAAGAACTCTACTCATTGCAGATGCACAGTAACAACAAAAAATCTAGCTTTCCAGACCCGCTAGCTCCGTCTGAGCAAAAACAAAGCAAGGCTTACGGTCTTAGTTACGCTAAGGCCGTATACAAGCAGTGGGGTAAGATGGACCAACAGAACTCTATCTTCGGAAACAGGAAGAAAACGTTTGAAAGAAACAGACGATACGCAAACGGAACACAAGACACGGCTATTTACAAGTCTCTTCTTACTTCATTAGACCCGAATAACGGTGACGGAAGTATGCTTAACATTGACTTTACTCCAGTGCCAATCCTGCCTAAGTTTGTACGTATTGTGGTGAATAAGATTTTGTCTTTATCTCCATATCCAAACCTAGAAGCGATTGACCCCTTGTCTTCTTCTGAAAAGGACAAGGAGCGCAGAAAGATCGAGATGATGATTCAGGCTAAGCAACAGCTAGCTAAGATCGAGGAAAAAACAGGGGTTAGCGTGGGGATGAAGTCTAGTGAGATACCAGAGACCTTAGAGGAGGCAGAGATATTTATAGGCAACAACATCAAATCTTCCTCTGAGATTGCAGCCCAGATAGGTGCCAACCTAACCCTTGAGTGGAACGACTTCAATGACTCTATTCTTCGTAGGTGTGTAAACGACCTTGCTATTACTGGTATGGCTGTGGTCAAGCGTTCTAACGACCCTAATTATGGGATTAAGACCGACTATATAGACCCTATTAACTTCGTGCATAGCTTTACGGAAGATCCAGACTTTGGTGATCTTACATACGCTGGTCATGTACGTTACGTCCCGATCCAGGAGCTGAAACGCATGGCGGGAGATCAGTTTACTGAAGAGGAGTTTAAAGAGATAGCAAACAAAGCTCAGAAGAAGTACGGCTACGATGCAAGCAAGCTAACTCAGTCGTCTTACGATAGAGTAAACAACCAGTCTAACTTTGGCTATGATGAGTACATGGTTGAGGTTCTGGACTTTGAGTTTATGTCTGTCGATTGCGAGTACTTTGAATCTAAAGAAAGCAGATACGGTAATATAGGTTTTTATTCCAAGGGTGAAAGCTACAAAGGCCCTCAAAACTCTGTGTTCAATAGAGAAGTAGTAAAGCTTGAGTCTGCTTCTGTCTACGGAGGCTGCTATGTTCTTGGAACTGACTTCTTGTTTAACTACAGCAAGAAGAACAACATACCTAAGAATATCCACGATATCTCTAAGACAAACTTGTCTTACTCGGTTTGTTCTACGAACATTCTCGATATGATGCCTAAGTCTATGGTTGATAGCTGCATTGGTTTTGCCGATCAGTTGCAGCTTACGCATTTGAAAATCCAGCAAGCCGTTGCCAAGGCGAAGCCAGATGGAATCATTATTGATATCGAGGGGTTAGAAAACGTACAGCTAGGCAAAGGAGGTGATCTACAGCCTTTGGAGCTTCACGATATATATGAGCAGACTGGTGTATTTTACTACAGAAGCAAAAACCCAGAAGGAGGATTCCAGAACCCACCTATTAGGGAGATCGGAAACAGCATTCGTAACATTAACGAGCTAATCGGCCTTTACAATCACTACCTACGTATGATACGTGATGCTACGGGCATCAACGAAGTTATGGATGCTTCTTCACCTAAGTCTGACGCCCTAGTAGGCGTAAGACAGCAAGCCTTGGCAGCCGCTAACAATGCTATATACGACATCACTAATTCCTCTATGGTGTTGTACAAAAAGGTTTGTAGCGACATCGTTAAGTGCTTGCAGGTAATTCACCCTGATTCCATTTTGTATCGCATTTACGAGAATGCCATCGGAGCAGAGAACATGTCTGTTTTGAGTTCTTTTAAGAACCTAGCTATGTATAACTTCGGTGTACGTGTAGTAAAGGAGATGGAAGAGGCTGAGCGTCAGTATCTTGAGCAGAATATTCAGATTGCTTTATCCCAGAAGGAAGTTGATCTGGAAGATGCGATTGCTATTCGCCAGCTCAAGGATATCAACCAGGCTGAGCGTTTGTTGATAGTGCGTCGCAAGAAGCGTATTGCTATGAACCAGCAAATCGCCATGCAGAACTCTCAGCAGCAAGCTCAGATCCAGCAGGCTTCTGCTCAAGCTACCTCTCAGGCTAAACAGCAAGAGATGCAGATGGAGGCGCAGCTGAAGGCTCAGGAGATGCAACTCAAGAATCAGTTAGAGTCGCAGCTCGAAGCTGTTAAGCACGAGTTTAGAAAAGAGATTGAGATAATTAAAGCTCAAGCCACGCTTGGATTCAAGGAGGACGACAAAGAGTTTAAAGAAAAGCTCGACGTTTTAAAAGAAGATAGAAAAGACGACAGGATTAAAAAGGAGTCAGCGGAACAAAGCAAACTCATCTCTCAGAGACAAGGAGAGAGAGGGGAGCTTGGGGATGAGCAACAAGCAGGGGATATAACATCAGAAATATTAGGCTAAAAATGGAAAACGTTTTAAACTTAGATAGATCTCAAAGGCTTGATATAATATGCAGAAAAGGAGACACCTTCACTCTTAACTTAGAGTTGAAGGACCAAGAGACGGGAAACGCGGTAGTTCTTACCGATACAGACAATAAATATACCTTTACTATGGATGTGAGGGTTAGCGACACTTCTAGCGTCAATATAGTGGATATCTCTTCGCTTGTTTCTGTTGACTCTCCAGGCCTTGTTACGTTTTCCGTATCGGCAGAAGACATGGCTGATTTAACTTCTGGTCTTTATGTTTACGACGTTCAACAGACAAGAACGGATACCACCCCAGAACCGTCTGAGGTTTTATCTGTGGAAACCCTTATTTATGGAACTTTTAAGATCAATGAGGACGTAACAACATCTGGATAATGGCAAAGATAAAAATAACTCTGTCTAAGGGCCCACAAGGAGTACAAGGACCGCAAGGACCGCAAGGACCTCTTGGTCCAGCAGGGCCACAGGGGATACAAGGCCAGCCTGGTGTTGATGGCACCATAATTGACAATATTAACGACATAGACAATGTTGGTCTTGACCTCAATACCGCGAACTTACTTGGGACGAACATCGAGGGATTGGGTCTTCTCAGCCCAAGATCAAATAGATACTTAACCTGGGATCCAGTAGATAACATCATTAAGCTCTCTGAGGACACTCCTGGCACTTATCTTATTACAGGAGCTTCGGGTAGCCCATCCCCTGGTAATCAGTTTGTTAACCCTATATTCGCTTCTACTAATGGGGGAAATGTCTCAAACGTTTTCGCGGCTAGTGGAGTCATATCGGTAAATCAATCTAGTCAAATACCGAGCTCTGTTAACCTGTACGTTAACGGAAACGCAAGGTTCAACGGGGCTATTCAGGTAGGAGACGTCAATGGTGTTTCTTACTCTCTTCCGTCTGCCGATGGAACAGCAGG